TGTGAAAAAGTTGACTTACGTGATATGGCTGTGAATAATACGATTCAGGCATTCCTGAATACAAGTTTTTAATTGTGTGAGCCGGATTAAACTCTTTATAGTCAACGCCTAGCTCAATAGCATATTTTTTAACATATTTGTCAGCACCATTTCGTGACCCGCCAGATACGATTTCCAATTTACTTCCGAACTTTTGTTTAAGAAGATAAATCATGTCTCGTATCTTTTGTTTGTTTTCATACGTGCGAGAGCCTATCAGTGCAATACTCATTCGATTTTTATCAGACTGTATTGATTGCATGGTTTTATAATTTAATCTACGCACTATACTATTCTGTTAGATTTTGTACAAAAGTTTTCCAATTTAGAAAATTCACAATATTTGCAATTTGAATAATTTTTTCCTCCTATTGCCGGGAATGTGCCATCTTCTTTATAAGACCCGTCGGCATTAAATCCGGCAGCTACAAACGATTCAATTTCTTTAGCTAGCTTATTTCGAGTCGGTTTACCAGAAGCCGGAGTAAACAATTGAACTCGTTTTTGTGGATATGCAAATCCTTCAATTAATTTGCGCCTGACAATAAAATATTGTATGTCAATTTTTTCTTCGTCATACCCATATTGCTTGGCAAAATACGATTTGTATAATACTAATTGCGAAGCTTTTATTTTATTCGCTTTGTCAGTTGCGCCCCAACCGCGTGTCGAAGTTTTCAAGTCTAAAATTAAAATTCGATCTGTAACGACATTTCTAAATACCATATCCAGAAACCCGTTCATAATTACTCGCTCGTTAGTGTCAGAAGCTTGAATGTATAATGGCATTTCAATTCCAACCAGCTCATGTGTGCGAGTAGAAAAATACTTTCCTCGATTTTTTACAAGCCACTTTAAAATTTCAACGCCATCTTCATAAAACGATTGAAGCTCGGTTGAATTTGAAAAGTGATTACCATTACATTGATCTTGTACCGACATCATGTAGTGCTGAGTCATTTGTTCTTGCAAACATCCAGCCAAATCAATTTTTTCAGCTTCTTTAGCTGATTTGGTATACATTACATGTAGCCACCATTGCACTGTCTCGTGCATTGCTGATCCGAATACAGTATGTATTGAAGGCTCGCCTAGCTTAAGCTTATCAACGTAAGTTAATTTCCATTTATGTGGACATGTGCTCCACATAGAAAATTGACTATATGATATAGTGCGATCTCCTTCTTTTTTTACAGGCGCCGTAGCGCGAAATAATTGACCTAGCGAACTAATTGACATACTTAAATTTAAGTAATTCTTTTGAAGAAAAAAATTAAACAAGCTTTTCTTTTGCAAGAATTTCTAGAACTTTCAATCGAAGATCTTCTATGGTTGAGTCGTTATATAAAATGTAATCCCATCCAGTATAAGACTCAAGCGAATTTTCGGAAGGATGACTACCAGAAGTACCATTGCCACGAATTACTAAAATTTTCAATGCACCTCGAGATTCTACGGCTTCAATCTCATTTAAAAATCGAGTGTCAGTTATAATCCAGTTACAGTCTTCGGTATAGTCTGCAAACGTACTTATTATCCAAGCGTTTTCGTGTAACCCATTTCGAATAGCCTCAGTGCCGAGTCGTTGCAAAAATTCTCGATATGTCATACCCCATTCATTTGCCATAAAAGTTTTCTTAAATTCTTGATCTTCAAACAATTCAATTGGAGTGCCTGAAAGTATCGAAGCTATTTGTTTTAATTTCCCGGCAAACTTTCTAACTTCCCAGTTTTGCGAAGGAATAGCTTCTTTAATTATCGACGCTACAGTGTCTTTTCCACTGCCTATTTTTCCGCTAACGCTTATAATTGACATATAACTACAATTTTAAAATTTCATATACATATATAGAAAGTAACAACCCTGCCAAAGTCCCGGTTGCCGCACCGGCTGCATAGAATATTCGATCGCGCAACGAACCTATAGAAATTTTCTTAACATTGAAAGTCCATATAAAGCTAATTAAAAATCCTACAATTACACAACCAACCCATTTTTTGTGTGCTAATTGATATGTATTTACTGCTACTAAAAGTACTTGTAAACCTGCACTTAAAAATAAACTTACTTCTGTTTTAGTTATCCTTTTCATTCTTAGTAGTTTTTAGTAACGCAGCGACTTCCTTGTCTGTTTTACCATATTTTTTTATTATTTCCTTAAGCGTATTTAAACTCGTTTGTTGCAACATATCAATGTATTCCGATGCTTCATCACGACTGACTAAGAAGTGTTTTGACATAAGATCAACCAATGCAGGATTGTGCCTATCTTCTTTTTTGCCTTTAATGTACTTGTTAAACTGTTTTTGCTTTGGTAAAAAATCAAAATACAATTTGTATACTTCTCTAGGATCTAATTGCCCAATAGTATATTGCTGGAACTCGTTGACTATTTCAATGAAATTTAAATTCATGCTCAGCCAGCGATTAATCATGTAAACTGAAAACGACTTTTTATCGGCATCAGACAAACTTTCCCATGATACTTTTTCATGCGTCAATCCGGAAAGATGATCGAATAAAGTTTTAGGCTTGGTCGGCGACATCGAATTCTTTTGGTATTTGTCCACAAGAAGAACAGAAAAATACTTGTAGTGGAATTAATTGATCGTTTTTAGAACCAGTAAGAAGTTTACTTACTTTGCGAAATTTCATCGCCGGCATAAACATATCGTTCTCGCAACCGGGTGTACTACATTGTACTGCAGTTGTTTTTGAAAAGTCAATGTTAATTTGTTGTTTAGCTGAGTTAATGTTTTTTTCCATTATCGTATTGTATTAATTATTTGTACAAACATTGCCATTACATTAATTTCTTTATCGACTACAAAAGAATCTTTATACTGTGATTCCGAAATTATTAAAATTACCGAACCAATGTGACCGGTAGCAAACGAATCTAAGTTGTCATATAAAAACTTATACAGCGCCGAAAAATCACGTACTTGCGAATCTGCCAACAATTGGCGAATAGATGTAAAAGTAGTTTTAGCGTCAGATTTACTCGACAATATCTCAACAACTTTATCCATGTAATTAGACTCGATAATCGACTGTGTATCAATCTTAAGTTCGTTGTTTACTACTTGTCGTTGACACGAATTGATAATTCGTCGAATGTCAGGATATCCAGAATTGATTATTGTTACTAAATCTTTAGGTTCAAAAGTAACACCTTCTAACTTTAGAATTTCACTTACGCGAACTGCTACGTCTTTTTTAGTAGGAGGAGTTATTGCAAACGTTTGGCATCTAGATTGTATTGGATCAATAACCTTTTCAACGTAATTACACGTTAAAATGAAGCGAGTAGTCTTCGAAAACGTTTCCATTAAATTACGAAGAATTGCCATGGCGTTCGGAGTTAAGTAGTCGCAATTGTGAGTCATGGTGCCCGTTTCTCCGATGAAAAAATTATGATTTTTTTCAACTGAAATATCATATACATTCGATATACGATCTGTTTTTTTAATTGACTTTATTTGTATTCGTTCTAGACGCATTGATAACTTTATTTAATTGTTGTTTATTTATATCATTTGTAAAAATGTACGAAGATATATCAATATAATTTAAGATATTTGATTCATTAATCCAAATAAATTTTAAATTATTTGATATACAGTAATTTATTGCCGCATGCATTTTTTCGTATTGATCGACATAACACGATCGTGGCTTAATTTCATATACTATGTTATGGGTGCGATCGATAAAATCGGCAATGTATACATGGTTGATCATATTTTTATCGGTCCATGGAATGCGTAACGTTTCATATTCTAAATACATATTCGATGCCCAAAATACAGCTTCCCATGAGCTACGAAATTTTTTAATTGTTCCATCATCTAATTTAATTTTTGCGTCCCAATGTGTTCGGCGATTACTAATTTTCGGAGTAAATGTTCCATTTAATATTTTTTCTTTTAAACGTTTAGACTGTTCTTTTGCTTTTTTTTGTATTAACTCTTTACCGCGTTTCGTTTGATTAAAGCGTTTCATATTATCGCTATTAAATTGCGACATTTTTTCACGATGCGCGATACCAGCTTCTGTAGTATACCACAATTTTTTTGATATTTTGAATTTTTGTTTCTGCTCATCAGATACTTCTCTATTCTTCCATGGCTTCGATTCTAGACATGAATTACAACAACTATTCGATTTATTGCTGACAAATTCTTTGTCACAGTGTTTGCACACTTGAACATACCCGTTTTCTTTACAAGAATTACAAATTATTTGATTAGGATTTCCTAAATAAGTTAACTGACATTTAGTACATACTTTTTCTACTAATACTTTTTTTCTACCGAAGTTTGCTTTGAGCGCTGCATTGCGTAATTTATTTTTATATTCGGCAACTTTTTTCTCATATTCATCTGCTGAATAGATTTTTTTCCAAGCATTAAATATGTTTCCCATGCAATATTTTATTATAAATATAGGACGAGCCTGGAAAATAGTTGTAATATAATCAACTAAATTACATTGGAGATAAAATATATCCGTATTGATCTAATTCGTCAGTTTTTACTACTTTTAAATTCGCAAGGTCATCATATACAAACCATTTATGGTCCGAAGTGCATTTTACTAATTCGCCGTTCTCTAATTCAATTTCCCAAATTTCTCGCAAGCCATTATCCCATAAATAAAATGGTTGCCACTCAATAGTATTTGTTTCGACATTATAACTTTTAACTAAATCACTCGATTCGTTTAATAATTCGATTGGAATTTTGACTTCTTCTCCGGCTCGTAATACAGTTACTAACGTACCTTTTTCTAAACATTCATCTAGAATAATCAATTTCCATTGTCGGAATCCGATCGTACTCGCAAAATTTTTGATTTTTTCTCGAACAGTATCGACATTGTTTTCGTCTGATGCATTGATATACATTAAATCGCAATCGATATTTTTTGCGATCAGCTTAGCCAATGTAGTTTTACCAGTACCGGCAGTCCCATACAAAAGTAAGTGAGGTACATCCCCGCTTTCTAAGTAAATTTTGACCTTTTCTTTAACCGAATCATTTCCTACATAATCATCTAAT